CTTCTTCGGTCAACACGTTGTTACCAACCTGTTTCCGCCAAAAACCAACAAGTCGTTCTACCGTTTCAGGCCACGACTCACGACGTCCTTCGACATCTAGAAAACGTGAGTACCTGCTTAAGTGGATGAATTGTTCGTAGGGTGTCATTATTGTTATTTCCTTATTCTTCAGTTAGGTTGATTTCGTTTTCAAGCTCTTCTTCAAGCTCGTAATAGTCTTGAAACGAGTGGAGGTCATCCGCAAGCTTGCCTTCACCTGTTTTAATCAGGATCCAAGTCTCAAGCAGAAACTCTTTTTCTTCTTCAGTCCAGACTGGCAAGGTCTTAAGGAATGTTTTGCAGTGCTCTTCGGACTTGATTGCGGTGGCCATAAACCCGTTAGCATAGTGCCAAGCTTTTTGGAACTCTTGTGGGATGTCGTCAATTTTAAAGTTGTTCATTTTGTGATTATTTCCTTTTGTGATTTACATTAGTGCAGTGTATTTGAGTCATTGCCCAAATAGGTATTTATCGCATAATACAATTGATGCTTTACTTCTTCATTGTCAGTATCGTTGTATTCTACTTGCATTCCAATAAGGAACCTCCGTACTGCTGGAGCTAGGTCGTTCAGTTTCGCACCGCCCTCATCCATTAGTTGTAGAATAGCCGAAATATATACAAGTTCATTGTCAGTCATTTTCAGATCCTTTGGAAACCGCCGGAGCCCGATGCTTCAGCTTCGTCTTCGTAGTCTTGTCCAACGTTTAAACGGCCTGTTTGGAAGTTATACTCAAAAGCGCCAGAAGGTCCGGTCAATCCTGTATGTCGGCATTTAAGAACCTTGGTCTTGATTGTATTACGCTTGTCAACATCTGCATTTCCAACATCACGAGAGAACGCAATAATGTCCATGCAAATTTGTTTGATAGAACCGGAGCCCTTGATGTCATCCATAGAAGGCAGCTGCCCTTCTTCAAAGGATTTGCCACCGTTGTTTGTTTTACGAAGGTGACTAATCAAACCAATCCACACGTTGTGTTTCTTAGCAAGTCCAAGTAGGCTGTTCATAATCTTATCGATAGCTTCGTTACCAGTTAGCCCTTCGCTACCCTCAGAAGCAAGTATAGTGATGTGGTCAATAAAGATGTACTTAGCACCAGACAAGGCCATATACTCCAAGTGGTCCATGATTGAACCATCAGAGATAGAGCCGTGATGGTCCAGAGGGAGGATACGGTCAGACCCAAACAATTTATCATAACCAATTTTAAGCTCATCAAGCGGTATCTCTTCATTAGCTGAGTTACGGTTTAGAACCATACTTGCCATCTTAACCGCGTATTCTTCAGGGCTTTCCTCAAGAGATACAATGCCAATTTTGTCTTCAGTAGTATCTAGTAAGTGAACCGCAATCTCTCGAAGTAGAGTTGACTTACCACTACCAGTACCTGAAGTCCAAAGAGTGATTTCCCCAAAGCGCATACCCTTTAGTTTAGCGTTAAGACCTACCATAAAGTCAGGGTAAGGTACAGACTCCATTGCGTTATAAGCAACCAAACGATCCCAAAGATCTTCCTTATTGAGAATACCCGCAGGAGTATACTTACTGGCATCATAGACCGCTTTCAAAACCTTGTCAGGGTCTTTGATCCAAGTATCACTCGCATCCTTCTCTGGGGTCTTAGCAATCTTAACCTTGTCATAACCGATGATGCGGGCAGCTTCTTTTGTGGCGTCTTGACCAGATTTATCATTATCGAACCAAAGGATAACCTCGTCAAAGTTACGAATCCAGTCACGTTCTTCTACCAAATCTTTTAAGGTAGTAGATGAACGAATAGAAACAACAGGATAAAAGGCGTCATAGCGTTTATGCCAAGCAGAAGCAACCGCCAAGGTGTCTAGCTCCCCTTCAGTAATTACTAAGCGCTTGCCGCCATTAAACAGGTGCTGTCCGAAGAGACCCCCGTTTACTTTACCAACGTTAGGCTTAAACTCTTTAGGAAGCTGACGTACTTTATAGCCTGCTAGCTCCCCTTTTTTGTGGTAGGGGTAGTAGTGCGCATCGATAGCGCCGTTGACGTCATAAGACACCTTGACACCATAATACTCAGCTACTTTCTTGTTAATGTTTCTTTCACGGAAACCACGAACAGGGTAGTCCTCAGAGACTTCCCGTACGCTTGGTCCCCAAGGGTTGTCAACAGGTTCGAATTCTGATTCATCATTCATAGGCTTAACGTAGTCTCCTTTCGCTCGGTGTGATTTCCTGCAACTAAAGCAAAAAGTAGAGCCGTCTTCATACAACTGTTTTGGGTCTGAACCACCACAGTCATCACACGGCAGGTTTTTCTGTACGATTCGACCCATGGTTTACTCCCCTTCTTCGTTTCCTTGGAAAGATAAAGCGGCAATAAACCCCGATAATTCTTTTAGGAAGAAGTATAAGACAAGTCCTGACAGCGGGTTGAATACAACTAGTTCTAGAATGCCAAGCAAAGATAGCGTCAGCATAGAGAGGCCAAGGACATAAAGGCCTATAACAGTAAGTTTAAGCATCGTATTTCCTTTTCAGTGATTTGATATATCTACGAGTTCTATCCGTAATAGCTTCTTTAGGTACGAACCTAATCGCAGCAATTTGTCGGTTGTAGAACCGTGGGGTTTTGTTATCTTCTAAATATTCTGTCATGGATTCTGAAACCATTTGGGAGTAGGCTTCGGCATAATAAAGGCCACCCTTTGTATTATATACATCTATAACCTCAAAGGAGAACTTGTCATGTCCGAATTTAGCGATATCAGCCTTGAGATGTACTGAAGAACCTGTGTAGGTCCGCCATGTCATTTCTTTCCCGTAGGTTACTGACTTCTTCTTTCCTAAGTGCCAGAATTGTTTCTTACCCCAGTAGAATTGGTTTGTTTCAGTGTTGTGTATACAGTACAAGAAACCGAAAGCTTCAGAAGGATTGAATTTGAATTTACAAACCCAATGCCCTATTTCATCCTTCGATAGCAGCGTCGTATACTTCTTTTTTGATTTTGAAGTGGTCATTGATATGTCTCCAGATATGGATGAGTCGCCCATTGGCAACCATGTAGGCATAGCCTTCATCGTCATAGGCATCTCGATAAGCGCGACATACAGCATCCCGCATTTCTTTATGAGTATAGGCATCAGCAAGAATCTTCTTAGCTTTAACTGGCCCCACCTTCCACAATCCAGGAATAGCATCAACACTATCTCCAGTCAGCACTTGTTGCCAGTAGAAGCGTTCTGCATACTCTTGGCAAATCTGGTAGATCTCCTTTTTCCGTGGGTTATAGTGAGTACCGGGAATACAATGTAAGTCTTTATCAACTGATACAACAGTACGATTAATACCTGCTTTATCACATTCTAAAGCCCAAACACGTACTAGGTCATCTGCTTCACAGTTATCGGACTCTACAGAGCCCTCTAGTTTACTAGCCCAGGACTTCAAGTCATCAAACCACTCAGGTCTATTGTCTTTGGCTTTCTTCCGGTTCCCTTTGTATCCGGGGAACAGGTCTACACGAAAGTTGTCAGGACCACCAATGGCCATAACGTAGTCTCTAGTAAACAAACTGTTTAGGACATCATCTACTTGCCCTAAGAATTTACTCTTAGCTTCTTCTAACGATTCTGTATTCCATATAGCCATGTATACTAGTACATCACCATCTATAATAGCCATAGTCATTATGTTATTCCTTTAATTGACCCCAGGGAAGGGGGTAGTAGGTCATAAGGGTCAAGTATTTTTATCCCTTGTTTATAAGGGGCTTACCCCTCTATTTTTGGTATAGCCTCCCGAAGAGAATTAGCGATACTCTCCGCAAGTTTTCGGTTTAGGGTTTTACATAAGAAAGTCATATCTCCGTTGCTGTAGTATACCATAATGTGATAGTTCCGTTCACCAACCTTCTTTATGATGTAGTCAACGGGACGATTCATGTCATTTACCATTTGTTTTCCGATCCTTTAGTTTGTTATTGTTGTGAATCATTAGCCCTTCCAGCGAGGATCCCCTGCGATTAGCAATGCGGGAGACATACCAGAGTACATC